GATAAATCCAGAAACGACTCCAATTCCATCCAGTCCCAGGCGTTCCAGACATCCTAAAGCGTCCTGAACGACTTCCGTGATCCGAACGTCCTGGGAGGCGGGCTGACCACAAATCGAGCTGAAATGGAAGCTGAAGGTCAAATGGAGTGTTCTCTGTGTATGGACAAGGCAAAAATACCTTTTTGCGGTCAAGACTTGAGTAAGCACCGCGCGACACCGAGTAGGTACCAGCCGGGTTAACGTCCCAGTCTTCTTCTACTAGGTCTTCAAACGTAAAAATATTGGAATCAAAAACTCGCCGATACGCCGCTGCTAGAATCTCGACGCCGCGATCTGAATAAAAACCTGTGACCTGTCGATTGGCTGATCTAGACCTCTCAGTGGAAGATACATCATAAATAGCCCCCGAGAGGATAAACTGAACCGCTATTTCTTGATAAATAGAGTTGAATTTATTAGTTTGAATCTCGTGATTTGCTATGATAGGAACAATGGACATCGTATTTTTGCAGAGACCTGAGAGCCGGGTCCCTACCGGCTGCACCGTGCCTGCAATAATGTCCTTATATAGAGAAAGCGGAATCCCCTCGGTAATAATCTCAAAGACTCCGTGATGATAATAATTCCAATCCGTAAAGTGGTCTACACCGCTATAAGAAGACTTTCCATAACGATACATATTCTTATAGGGTTCATAGACCTGACACTCATAACCTAACAGTCTCATCATCCTCTTAATCGAGAGAATGGTTCCCTTTATTCTGTAAACTTCGATGGCTGACTGAATAAATTTTCTGTTCTGAGCCACAGTGAGGCGGGGATCATATTTATAGCCTATCTTTTGGCCGATAAGAGGGAGATATTTCGGAACAATAGAGCTATAATAAGGCTCTACTTCTGAGCCTCTGATAAAATATCGGTAATCACTTTCCTTATAACCATCGGACGAAACGACTGTATACCTTGTCTGGTCATTGATACGTTCGGCTCGAAAGGCTGACCCCAAGACAATAGTATTCGGTGTGACCTCCATCACCTCCCACTCCCCGTCATAATTCAGGGAGCTGTAGATGCGTATCGTATCTCCTTTCTTTACATTATGACCAGGCGCGTGAAAAATAACGCCTTCAGAAGTACCGTCGGTAGATCCTACGTCTATTATTTCAATCCATCGCTCAATCTCAAGATACTTTTGATAGAGGGCGTCAATAATGATCTCTATCGCCCCCTCCATCTCCCTGTTTGTAGCATTAATAAGACCATCGACTGTGTCAGCCAACTGGAAATTCCAATCGGCCCACATAATCTTATTCTTGATGAGATCAGCGAACTGTTCTTTTGATAAGGTAGGAAACATTACACCTAATGCTATCTAAGATCATAGTCCTCTTGGACTGTTACTGAAATTGGATAGATACTCCATCTCACTAGACTTGCACCTTCGACACGACTCAGCGTAATCTCAAGGTCGTAGGTTCCTGGCATATTGGTATCAGTTTGCTGCCAAGTGATTTTTATTTTACCTGTCTTGTAATCGAATATACTAATGGAGGGGGTAGACCTGACGACTCTTATGGTAGCTCCTACGTAGTGAGGAGCAGTATTTCCCTTTCTCTCTACTTTTAAGTAGCTTAAATTACTTGGATGATCGTGGGTTACGCCTGTGACATAAAAAACTTCACTATCAATAGAAAGTAAGCAATTTGTATCAAAACGAGGATCATACGAGCTGGCAAGGGAACTTATGTTTGAATTAATCTGATTCTGAAGCGTGGACTTGAAAGCCATAGCACAGGAAAGGTCAAAGTCTCTTCCCTGCGGAGGAGATGTTAAATCTAGAGGTGTCTCTCCATTATCTAAGAGCTGGAGAATCATTCTGGGTTCAACGTCTTTATACTTTAAGGTAAACTCTTGAGCAACCCCGCTCACGCTGGAGACCGTGACGTCGGTCAGGGAAACTTTTCCCACCTCTTCTATCACCGCGTCGTTAAGGTACGAACGATAAATCTTCACCAACATTAGTAATCTCCGGTATCTATCTCTTTAGGGCTTCACACTCTATCGAGGAGAGGACTTTGAGTTAAAATACTTCACGAGCATTGGAACAAATATTATATTTGAAGGGAAAAATGCTATAAATGCGGCTACTCCCTTAAGTCCAAGTGCTAGAAAGAGAGGAGGCAACACAAACGTGGTCAAGATATTTTTAATAGCAAATATAGTACCAAGCTGCCAACCGTATTTCCGTGACGCTTCCAGAGTTTCCTTATAAATTACCCGGGGGTCTAAACCTCTCACACCGTCACGTATCATTCGCTTAAATCTTGTAGAATTTATAGGCAGTGACGGATAAGTCTTTAGTAAGTATTCGTATATCTTATCCGAAGAAGAGACTATGATTTCCTTAATAGACCCCGAGACTACCAGGGGGTCAGAACTACCAACCGTCTTAGATACGACGGACTCAAAACCGTCATAAACACCCAAGGAAACGGAGTCCAGCCTAAATATCATTTCTGAGGCAGTTATCATAGACGTTCCTACTTAATACTCCTTAGCAAGGCGTATTCTTGCCCCAGCTGTTCAGTAATGTCTTGAATATTTATCCTTAATTCTCCAAGCGTTGCTATCTGTTTATAGTTCATTGGGATATCGCCTGTGGGATAAATCATATTAACGTGAGACACTCCCTCTATTGACTGAATTGCGGAGACTATGACAGAAAATCTAAGATCGTCCCCAAGCATCAAACCGTCAACATAACCGTTCATACGAAAACTAGCCACAGGAGATTTAGCAACCTTAAACATCTCTCCAAGACTATCCTCTATCTGAGCCATTATGGCTCTTTCATCCCCGTCCTTATATTTGTAAACCACAGCTTCTATGTCTATCTTCTTATATTCAGGATCAAGAATCTTCAGATCACACGTAACATACTTCCTCTCTTCCAGATAGTTCAATACTTCCTGCTTCATCTCACTTGATAGATACTCCCCCTCTTCAGGAATCACGACGACCCACACTTCATAGTAGGAGATCATAAAATCATAGAGAGGAAAATCATTAATATCAAGAACAGAAGCCTGTCTAACCCCTGGAAAATGCTCCGAAAGAGCTATAACATCATCTCTTGTAGTCCCACGCCACAATGACCTCAAAAGCATCGGTGCTAACTTCTTAGCCTCTTCAATTTTTTCCGGCTCAGCACCGCCAGAGAAATTTGTGGAAGACACAACGTAAACATTTGGAATAGAATCATCAAAGGTTGCTACCTGATTGGCTCCAACATTCCCAGTTGGCCCCAATGTATCGGCCCACCAAACTGTAATAGTGGCAGACTCCGCGGGGATCATTCCACTTCCGAGACGGTTCTTACCATCTCCAAAAACAATAGAGAATTGATTCTGTGCATCGAGCCTCAAAACATAATGAGGACTATAAGGCCCCGACTTCGCGAAATCATCATCAACCTCTAACCAAATCTCACCATTAACGTAGACAGACACTGAGCCCTCAGCAGCTGTTGTTGACGGAACCACAAATGACTGGTCGGGAAGTCCGGAACTAGTATAAGATATAGAGGAGACATCCCCCTGGGCAACCTTGAGAACAGCAACGGGATTTGAGTTGGTAAGATAAGTACCTTCTAAAACAAAATACGGAAGGTTTCCGCTGGAATACATCTTCGTATATTTGGGGATTGCTACATAACTAGATACTTCATTCGTGAGACGCACCGTAATATTCCCCACTGCCGGAGACCACGAACGGAGTCTGTACCCTATCTGGTTACAATGTCTAATTATGTTTTTCCGTTCCCTAGCCGTAGAAAGAAATGCTTCATTCGATTGATGGTCTTGATAGAACATCTGCATATCAAAAGCGCCCAGGAATAACTCCATAAGCGCGACCATCAACTCAGCCGAATTAAGATCTGTCCAAACACCCTTACTTACGATAGGGGCCTTTGCTAGTAATTCATTCCTTGCTTCCGCGTAACTTTTATCGAGGTATGAAATTTTAGCGGGCGGTTTTTCAGCCATTGGATCTCCCTAGACCAGGAAACGTCTTTGCATAATCTTCAGGGCTCAAAATAAATTCTTCTCCATCATCAGAAAATACGAGCCAATCTCCTGGCTCTCCGCACATATACTCTCCATTTCCTATATCTAATGATACTTTTCGTCTCAAACGATGTGAACTGTACGACCGCGTTTCAGATTCTTTTGGGTAAGGGATATTTCTGTTTACTAACTTTTGAGCACGAATAAATACGAGCCCTGAATCTTTATCATAAGTAATACCAAGATCACCGTCTGGATAACAGACTTGAGAAATGTCTAGTTTCACTTCTCCGCCAGACAACTTTGCCAGCGCATAGATAATACACTGATAATATTTAAGAGTTTCTTTTCGATCCGCCTCCCGCTGTTTCAGTTTTTCTCGTCTCAATGCCTTATTTTTAGACATTTTATGCTACTCCTTTACATGGACTCTTCAAGTCTTAACTTAACCCGCCTGATCCTAGAAACGTACTCAGGATCAGAGTACACAGAGAGCTTATCAAGATATTCCTGAATCCGATCGAGGGCTACCTTCTTATCGCCATCGGCTCCTCTTACAAACACTTCGAGGATCTCAGGAATTGACATTGTTGAAGCATCAGTGCCCATAAGACCGATAGTTTCAGCGTCTTCAAAAAATCGTCTCGCCTTAGACTTGCCTTTTCTCATCGTTGTCCCCTCTAAGATAGGTTAAGAGAAAAACAGCCGAAAAGTTTGAGTTAAAATATTAACCTGCTAGAACCGAATCGGCTCAGGTCCCGTGTACACAAAAGGATAGACAAAATTAGTCGATAACGTAGTATTAATAATCACGTATTCGATGTGAATTTTGAGTACGTTGTAGTCTCTTTCAGACGTATCGATAAGAATATTGGTTACTGTTATCTTACGAACGTCCTTCTTAACCGCATCTTCCGTGTACATTCTGATTCTGTCAAGAAGGAAATCATCGTATGGCTCAAACAAAAGTGAGTAGAGCTTCGAGCCAAAATCAGGATTCATAAATCGAGTCCCGAGAGGAATCGTAAGACTCAGATATATGTCCGAATTAATCTTGGCAAAACCTCGAGCCCTCGCTATGTCCTCTTCATTGTTTATGTTAACCTTTCTTCTCATTGGTGCGTACGATCCATACCCAATCAGATCGTTCATGGAATCAGGCAGCTTGTATCCTTCATCAAAGACATTAAGATACAAGTACTTCTGGCTGACGGCCTCATACAAGTCTTTTATCCGCCCCTGGAAGGGCATCTCAACAGTGTTATCACTCATAGCACGTCCTAGTCAGTAATCGAGGAAATACGCTTCAATAAAGTTCGGCTCTCCCTTTCTCTCCACTCAACAAATTCATACTCATCTTCATCAGAAAAACAGAGAACCGGAATGGGCCTTGCCTGAGTTATCCTCCAATCTTCTGAGATGGTAAGGTTGACCTTCTTGTTCTTTAGCTCTTCCGACATCTGAGAGTTAAATGCCTTCCCGCGCACATTAATAAGAGACATGAGAGCTGACTTAGCCTCATCTAACGTATCATAGTCTTTAGTAAACATGCCCTCAGTTAAGAGGTAATAAACTTTTCCGTAAAGGGCTCCGTGATCCACTGACAATGCAAGGCCGTATTTATCGTGATCGGCCCTAGCAACATACAGGTCACTCGGCTTACTGTTTGCCTCGATACGAAACCCCACCTTACCTCTCTCTAATAGTTCCATTTTACCTCCTATGTCATAACTGTTGACTGAGACGTAGCACCAATACCCCAAGGAGGAGATGCCAAGTTCCCACTAGAAACCGCAAAATTCAATCCGCCTGCTATAATGATATTGTTTTTACGCGCCGCAATGTCAATATTCTTCGATGATTGGAAGAGTCCAGAATCATAAGTTCTCATCAATAAGGGCTTGAGACACTTAATGATATAGAGTCCTCCGGATTGATTGTTGATTGTGTGAGAGGACAGCGCGTCTATACCTCCGACAAGCGGATACCCATCGCTACCAGAAATACCCGCTCTCGAGATTATATCGTGTCTCGGCTCAACCCCAGAGGTACCGTTCCGTGTGATAACAGAGTCGTCGCTTTGTTCCAAGATTCTCTTCGAGGATACTACAGAGTCTTTAGCCCTCTTTGCTGCCAAATCTTCAGGTCTAGCCAAGGATCTAACTCTATCTCCGCCCTTGCTAGGAAGCCCTGGTATGTTAAACTTTCCCCTACACTCGTAGCCGTGAAAAACTCCCTCGATTACCATTGGAACCGCACCACTCTGACCGAATGTCGAATATGAAGCTACGATAGTTCCCTGGTCAAGAGTAACTGCGGACTTCGTCTGATCCAACGTCCACATTCTTACGTAGCAATTTGCCTGTACCTCAATATCACCCTTAATATTAGAATCTTTTATACCTAGGTTTGATCTCTCGTAGACTAAAAGAGGGGCATTATCATCCTCCTTCTTCGATTCCGTAAAAATACCCCAAGTAGCTGCTACACTTTTACTGAAGGTTACGCCTTTAGCCTGAACTTCTTTAAGATGGAGAAGAGACTCGGAAGCAGCAAAAAACCCTTTCTTAGTATTAATGTGTGACATTTGAGCCGAGCTTTTTGCTACGGAAACACCGACGTCACCACAGTCTTCAACTTCGATACGGTCTACTTCCGCCCAACAACCAGAAAATACAAAGGCAATCTTTTTCTTTTGTATCGACTTTGCTTTACAGTACGCTACCTTAACTCTAACATCAAAGTCTGGTTTGTCTTCACTGCCTGCAAAGACAACGACATCTCCTTCCTCTGACTCAATTTTATTACAGTTCTTGAAAAATCCTCGACTACCGCCCTGACTCGCGGCTATCATTACCGCAGTGCTTTTATTAGAGATTTCCCCTATGTTCTCACACCTAAAATTCACATCAGTTAGCGTAAGACCACCCTTGATAGACTTTACACCCTGAAGCACTACCCCGCCCGCTCGGTAATAGTTAAGAACTCCCCCGTTTTGTGTATCTCCAGTAACAGTAAGTCCAGCATTAAAAACAGTACCGTCCAAAGCACTGAAACTACCAGTTACGTTTATTGGTACAGTATAAGTAACAGCCATTGAAACCTCTTATGTACTTTCTTCTGCGTGGCCCGAAATCATAGATCCTGTAAACTCTATGGCCCCCGAAATTTTCGTGTCTTTGCCACGTATAATGTACGTAACGTCACTGCCTACCAAACTTTTAGGTACGCCTGCTATCGTCCCACAATCTACAAGTTCAAATATCGCCCCTCCACTGCCGTCGCAAGCAGGACCTTGTTTTCCAACTGTAATCGCTTCGACTTTATGAGCATATACATTACCACCATTACTTTTAATGGCTGTCCCCACCTCATCGACAGTTATGCCACTAACTTCCTTTGCTATTAATCCAGGCCCCTCATCAAGAGAAACGCAAGTGCCCTTCTTAACAGATGCGCTCCCCTTGAGCATTAGCGCACGACACCCCGGTTTACTGAGAGAAATGCAGGTCCCTTCATCAGAGACTCTAAATTGACTCTCCTGCATTCTTAAATAGCCCCCGTCATTCATAGAGAGGGCGAGACCTTTCTCGAGTTCTGTCTGACACTTGTCCATAGTAATAGCACTGTTTGCAAAGTACCAAAAGGTTCCCTTCTCCAGTTCTCCCTTACAACCATGAATACCGTAGTTCGATTGAGAAAATGAAATGACCTGCCCTGATTCTACTTTGATCCCTAAATTGGAAATTTCTCCATTGGACCTGGTAAAATGGAGCATGCCCTTCTCGAGCTTAAGTGTTCCACCAACAATGTTACAATTACAATTACTTATTATGCCGCCCTCTTCGCAGTCTTTCATTGTTAGATTATAGAAGTTAACTCGACATCCATCAAGCATGACTGCTTTTTTCATACCTTTGAACATTACACCTATAAGATCTACCTCACAACTACTTAATTTCGGAGGTTTGTTTCCGAACTTAAGCGGCTTTTCTTCTCCTAAGTCTTTAGGAATTGACCTAAATGCTAATCGACACCCCTTAGCTATCATACCAACCGTAGGATCATCCTTGTCTTGACATTCAATCGTAGCCCCATCAATGGTTACAATAGAGCTGGTAAACCTAACTGTATTCCTCAATGATCCTCCCCAGATGTGGATCGCGTTATCTCCATTGGTTCCTTGATTATACTCCTCATCATCCTCTAGTCCCTCGATCTGGCAATTAACAAACCTATAGTTCCATCCATAACGGAGCTTTGCTTTCCCAAACTTATTCTCCGCATAGATACTTCGAACAAAACTATGTTCCAACTTTTGATGGCGGTCTATATGAGATTGAAGATCGCCAGTATCATCATCTGCCATTTTTAATTTGTCCTCTCTTAGTCTCCGGTTTGAACAAGATCATGCGGATCATCAAGGTTAACTTCATTTAGAATAGCCCTAAGATGTGAATATATTAGCTTATAAAATTCAGTGTTGTTTTGAAAATAAACCTTGCCGGTAAAATACACTTCACCGTCCAGAAATATCTTATCATTTCGTAGCCGCGTAATACTAGCTGCTGAGTCAATATCTAGTACTTGGTCAGAAACGAGATTTCCTACCACAGCCCTCCCCTCGGTTTTTTGGAGTTCTAAACTCATCGGCCCGCTAGTTAAACACGCAGATGATCCTCCGCCCGAAGTTTCAAGTAAGAGATCATTATCATTAGAAGCTTCAACAAGCATTATTCGACTCGACATAGTCTTTGCCGGTGACTTCAGATTAGAAAAAACCGTAAACGAACCCCGGCGAGACTTGTTCTCCTTATTATCACTAACCCCTAAATATCCCTCCATACGTAGCCCCTGACCTGTTCTATCTATTACTTCGAAACACTCTCCCTCATCCCTGTCATCGTACCAAATAGTATGCCCCTTAACAGACTTATGGATCACTCCTCGAGTCGGTGTATGACGGTAAGTAAGCGCAGATTCAGTGGGAACAGACGGCGCAGCAGTATTTTTAGACCCCACCCCCACAGGAACCGGATAAGTAGGCCACCCATCATCTGACGCGTGAAAAAGTGGCAAGGCGTAGTTTGGGCTATTGTCAATAGACCCAAAGACGAGAGGGTGCTCAGGGTCACCTCCCATAAAAATCACGGCGACCATAGTTCCACAAATAGGGGTTATCTTTGCTCCCGAGTCATAACTCCCACTTCCAGGCGCAACAACATAAGCCCAGGGAAGAGCGAAAGACGGGATATATTCTTTAGTATCACTGGGTTTTCCTGAAAGAGTTATCCCGTGTATGAACGGGATTCTTACTTGAACCCTACCAAGAACTAATGGATCAGAACAATTCTCCACAAAACCCAAGAAAACCCCATACTTTTTACCTGTCTGAGTATACGTTTCCTGGTGTAAACTATAAGGTTGCCCAGCCGCTGCCTGTCGTCTTGTTGACACTTATATTACCTTCTTACGTCTTTTTCTTGTCTGTTTCAAGGGTCGCTCTGTTGGCCTTGTCCTGTTCTTTTTGAGCCTTTTTAACATTCTCGCTAATCTGAGTAACCATCTTTTGAGAATCAGCTCTCCTCTTTTTCATGTCCTCAGAATCTATCTTTTTTAAGCTCAATACAGTTGTAAAAAGCCCAGCATCTATCGTATCTATTATCTCATACACTTGATAAGTGCCTGATGTGTAATGAAGAGATCCATCAGGCTTAAAAACATCCACAAGAACGTGATTATTATATTGAAACTTCGGGTCCCCTATAATGGTTAGTTTAGCAGTAAACAACATAGATTCCGCTATCCCATAAAAAGCGGACCTCCTATCAGACGCCTCTTTGAAATTACTAGTTGGCTCTGAATCGCTTGACATTGGAGATGCATTTGGCCCCTGAAAATATTTTCTTTCCAATACCATACGACCGTTGGGGGTATCGACCTCTCGCCTATCAGGGACTGCATCCATAGTACCGACTTCACTTGACACATAATCTATCAGATTTCCGTGTTGACCTTCAACACCTACAGCACTCGCCAAAAGGCTTAAGTCAATGCTTGGCTCAAAACTAATAACGTTTTCCTTTCCCTTTCCAAATCTACCCGGATATTGAAAACGCTCGACTATCTTTGACTCATCAAAGTAGGGTCTGTAAATAATCTGTGGCGGGTCACTGTCGATTACAGCCACCTGGTACCCGCCTGCTGATGTGCCACCGTCGGTATAGTCTTCTCCCTTAACATCTCCAGCAGTCGGTCTATTCTTTCTAGGAATTACGGACCTAGGTACCAAATAATCATAGATATACCTAAACGGGCTTTGGTTAGGAATACGAACCGGAGGTGTCACAGCTAAAGTACCGTTTCGATCTACATGCTTTTCCGCGAAAGGCTCAGTGTCTTTAACCTGACTTACATCGAAACCGGCTGCCTTTAATCGAGTCCTGATAATGTCACTTGGGGATTTCCCTTGTTGTCCGCTCATATAAAAAGCAGACTGTTGAACAACATGTCCAACAGAACGACTACTCCCGCCGGGTTTCATACTTTGCGTCATAAGTGGGTCTTGAGAAGCTGCTGAAACTTGGATAGTCACATAATCGTGTTTCATCTGTAATCGGTACTTGCCTAGCTTCAAATAAATGGGATTGCTTAACGTACCTCCGACCCATCCATAGATAATCTTTATCTGAACTGCCGAGGCTAATTTCTTCTCTAATACATCCCACTCAGGGTCTACTAAGGTAAACTCTGCTTTGTTAGCAGAACCAATGTTACCCCGACTATAGGAAAAGCTCATCAAATTACACTTACCCTTTTTAGGGTCGTTCAACAATTCACCGTTAACTTCTATCCAAGCGTAAGCGCCACCTGGTTGCGGAACGTTTATTTCTCCCATTTCTTAATACCTCGAAGCAATTATTCCTCTATGCCTCAAACCGTCAATATCAGGAATCCTAACAGTATCCCCCGCGGGAATTATCACTAAAGGATTCGTAATATTATTAGCTAGACAGATGACCCACCAATAAAGTACTGTATGATAATGGTTATAGGAAAGAATATCCCACCTACCGACCTCTCCAGCCTCAATTTTGTGGTAAATATCTCCAGGTAAAAATGGAATATCAACGATATCCCATGTCTCGAAAAATTTTTCCGAGCCCATTTCATAAACCTGAGACTTCAAATATCTATTATCATTACCTAAAAAAGAAGTATCTTCTTGAAAGGGTATTAATTCATAAGTGATATCTTTGTACTTCATTGTGACCCTCAATCTTACCGCTTTGAGCTACCACTGTGACTAAACAATGAACTCTGCTGGTAAAGGCTGTCTTCAATAATTTGAACCGAGCAGTCGATAACGGCGGGCTCTCCTGTTTCCATCCATGAAGTATCATCAGGAACATTAAGCGTTACACTATTACAGTGACCAACAAGAACAATCAATTTTTCAACGATAAGTATAACCGTTGGCGGTTTGTACGCTGTCGAATCATAATCAGGATAAACTAAGCCGAGTAAAAACTTAGCAGCCTCAACAGTGGGACCTTCCTCAACAGACAAGCGTATATTCAAGGTAAATTGAAGAGCATCAGAAGCAGAGTACCCAAAAATAGGAGCCCATCGAGCTATTGGCTGAGCACTGTGCCACGACGCAGATTTGCTTATGGATATTCCAGTTGGAAACTCCGTAGTGAACACCAACGATCCCTTGTCAGTTATTAATGCTATAGACATCCCCCGAATCTCCAATAAATAAAGGTGTTATCTTCCACCTTGGATAGAAAAATCTCGATTATCCTGGAGTACTGACTTTCGATATTCATCCATAGTGGAATCAACTTGGTTAAACTGGTTAACAGGATCTCTATCCGTATCAAACTTGATGCCTAGCGCCTTATAGATAAGCTTCAGTGTCTTTATAACTTCTTCTTGATTTTCTACCCTAACAGTCTTTGGTCCGGCTTCTCCCACCCTGGTTTCACCAAATTCTCTTCTATTAAAGCCAGCGTCTTGAGTGGCAGGTGCCGCTTGCGCGGCTCCTAAAGTAGTTGTTCCGAGGTCTCTTCCAGCTACCGACGTCATTGCAGGTGCCGGTACAACACCGGAGGCTACTGCTGTAGCCATTGTCGGAGAAGCAGACGCCATGACTGCTCTATTTTCTGCAACCACAGCATTTTGCGCATCTGCCTGCATCTTAGCAGCCTCTACTGCCCTCGCCATTGCTTCCGGAACTGCCCCAGTCGCTCCAGCCTGAGCCCACCGCGTGTATTCTTTCGCTTGCTCCGGAGTTAGACTAAAAAATGCTTTAGATGTCACATCCTGATCCGACATGGTTGTCATGCCTCTATTAGCATACCGCCTTAGCCCTTCATCTGCACCAAACTTATTGATAAAAGCCTCTTTTTGACCCTGCGCTCCTCGTTCTATTAAGGTCGGGTCTTTCAAAACAGCCTCAGTAAAACTAGACATCGGGCCAGCCGTCTTTATAGCTTCGTCTAAAGTGACGCCTCCAGTTGTCATAGCGGTACCGGCCTTAATCCCCTCTAGTGTGTTCTGAGTTTGCTGTCGGTAAAGGTCTACGGCATTGTTACCCAACATTTCATTATGTCTCGAAATTTGCTTCGACAACTCTGGAGTAACGTCCCATCGTCCGTTATAATAGCCTGCTGCTTGCGAGATGGCTTCTACCGAACGGTCAATATTCTCATCCGTTGCTCCTCCTCGCTCCAAATTCTGGAGTGCAGACTCTATGTCAAGCTTGGATAAATCAGCTACCATTACGACCCTGAAGGCTTTTCTCGCTGTATCAATGTACTTGCCGAACTGTTGCTCCATCGCAGTAAGGGGACCGGATAGAGTAGCTACTGATGTCCCGTTTGGTTGAAGAGCATTACTTAAGGCTTCTGAGATTGGTTTATCTGCATCTTGGATACCTTTTGCGATGTTTAGCGCCATAGGGGAAGGAGAATTAGCCACGGCACCTGAGTCTATAGCCCCCTTCTGTAATTGCTCAGCTAGTTTTACTGCTATGTCAGAGTCTGATATTCCCTCTCCAAACTGTCGCCGTATATCCCTTATCATTTTATCAATATCTGCACCGGCATATTTATAATCAAACATCAGCGTGTTACGGACTTCATCTAGACTCTTTCCTGTGAATGCTGACGGGTCTATCTGCTTCTGCTGTGCTTTTCCAGACCCCATAGGCCAAGGCAGAGAGTCTTTTATTCCTTTAACCTTGTTGTAAAGTTCAATTATTTTGTTGACGTATTCCATTATCTTATCGGAGATAGCCTCGACCGCAGAAGTCAACGGAGAAAATAGATCATACACGTAGTTTTTAACCTTCACAAACCAGTCCCAAACAACTTTAAATGGATAGGATATCTTCTCCCATATGAAGGCTCCGAACTTAGCGATAACGTCTCTCAGAGACTTGAAGCGGTCTACCCACACCCCAAAGAATGCACCTACTACATCACGTAGTCCCCGGAAGGAGAAGAGATCACCGGCATTCCAGAGTTCTTTTATCTTGTCCCAAGCCTTTTGATATGGCTCAAAGAGAAAACCGACTACATTACTCGCGACATCTTTTATGTCCCCAAAGAGAAATGACGCTATATCCCCCTTATCTCCCCATATACCGCTAATAGTTTCCCGCGCTTTTACAAACGGCCAAGTCAACCAGCCCCAAATCTTCTTGACTCCACTAGCAAGCCAGGACATCCAATCAGACGCCCACTTTTTTACACCGTCCCAGAAATCAAAAACAATCTTCCACACCTCACCAACCATCTCAATCCACCGATCATAAGCCGCTACTACTTTTCTAACAAGATTAACAACAAACGTGAGTGCCTTAACGATAATCCAGATTGCAGCGCCTAAGACCGTTCCAATTATCTTAGCGAGAGTCTTGATTACCGGGGCCGCATAGGAAAAGAGTTCCTTGAATGTACCTAACCACCACTTTATGGCATCTCCAAGAATCTTAAAAATCGAAATTGACTCTTTGGCAACTCCCTGTACCGCTGCACCAGTTTGTTGAAATTCCATAGCAGCGTTACTGCCTCCGAAGAGATCACTAATCGCCACCCAAAGATCAGAAAAGGCTTGTTTCAAACCGGCCCACGCTTCAGAAATCGGTTTCCACGTATCCCAAAAACCCTCTTTAAGCCCGGCCCAAAAAGACCCAATAGTATCTGTCCAAATACTTACGACCGTATCCCACACAGAACTTCCAATATCAACGATCCAATCCCACGCATCACCTGCGGTTTTCGTGATCCAATCCCAAGACTTGGATGCTGCATCGGAAATCCAGGCCCATGATTTTCCAGCCTTATCTTTTATCCAATCCCACATCTCCCCTGCTCCTGTTTTGATCCGTTGCCAAGTTTTGTTGTCCTGAATCCACTTATCCAACTTTCCGCCTCCGAACGCTCCGATAAGGGAACCTCCGATAGCCCCAACAACTCCTCCAACAACATTTCCCAACCCAGGAACCACGCTTCCTAATAGCGCCCCCAGTTTAGCCCCCGCCAAGCCTCCAGCCAGAGCCCCTCCGCCTTTTAAGGCCCCCCGCTGTAATGCTCCGGCAGTATCTCTACCCTCATCTTTGGCCTCTTTATAGCCCATCACACCTTCAACCAAACCGGCAATAGGTGCCGCTACTTTACCCCCAACTCGGCCCAGAAACCCACCAACCTTACCAAGAGTACCGCTAGCAGCTTCTCCCGCTGCGGCTGTGCCTCTCCCAAACCAGCCGCCGATCTTACTAAGTAACCCTCCGCCTGCTTGTGCTGTCCCTGCCCCAGCTTGCGCTACCTGTGCAGCCGCTAATGCCTGGTCTGTTCCAGTTGCTTCTCGGCCTCCTCCTAGGAACGGTAACATACTGGCAGCGGCCCCAACGCCTGATAAAATTCCGCCGATACGCCCTCCTCCCCGTAAACGACTGAGGAGTCCAGGTCTAGCGCCACCAGGTGCCGCAGCACCGGTGCTGTATTGCATGTTCTGAGCATTGATATAGGCTTGTCTTCCGGCAGCAGTGGTTAAATCAGGCACAGAAGCGGTTGCTCCTCGCCCAAACCAACCGCCGACTTTACCTTTCGCACGCTCCCACATACCAGGACCTCTGACACCTGGAGCCGCTCCGGTTACCCCCTCAGCAATTCCACCAGGAGTGGGAACCGCCCCGCCGCCAAACAGCCCAGTCCCCATAAACATAGGAAGCATCTCAAGCCCCATTAAAGCCATATTTCCGCCGCTAAACAAGCTTTCCTGCTGGGGCTGGAGTCCGAACATTTCATTATATTTGTTTTCTTCTTCCTTTTTCTTATCTAACCACCTCGGGAGCAAAAACGTCCCGCCCATTAATCCTGCACTGGCCGCAATTCCTCCGTATTTACCCATAAAACGACGTACCCGCCCTCCGCCAGGAGCGCCAGGCGATCCAGGTGCGCCAACAGTCGTCATCATTGGAGCATCAGGAAAACCGCCCATTCCTGGAAGCCCCATTGCTCCCATAACACCGCCTCCAACAGTTGTCATTCCCCTAGAAACGGCTGATAACGCCCTCTTTGCCCACCCCTGACGATTAGGGTCAAATGTATCCTTAACTGCTTGGGTAGAAGAAGTAGCAAAAGACGTCATCTTATCATTAACGGTTCGGGCCATATCTGTTGCAGCGGTAGACACTGCCTTGGCTTGCGATTTAGCTCCCGCCTTAATATCCGATACTTTACCTTTAACAGACTCTACTGAACCACTCGCAGCGTCAAAAGACTGTTTGAGGCTCTGAGTTATCATAGGCCCAACAGCCTTAATACCCTGAAGAATCCGTAGCCCTACTTCAGAGGGACTCCGCCCCAACCAAACCGCTATATTCCTAAGAGCGTCAGCAAAAGGTTCCTGAACCGCTGCCTGAACTCTTCCGCTGACAGATTGAACACCCCTGAGAAGCCGAGACCCGACTTCACCTACTTGGTCCGCTGTTCTCGATATTACACCGGGCTCAACAACCGGAGCAGGACGAGCAGGAGCGTATCTACCGCCATATGCAACACCTTCGGCTTCAATCCTTTGCTGTCTCCCTGCCGCTGTATCAGTACTTATAGTTCTCCTAGCAAATTCTAATGCGCCTCTATTATATAGGTCTTGAACACCCGTAGCCGCAGCACCTGCACGCTCTCTTACTGCTCCGACTCCTCTATCTACTAACTGTCTAAACTCCGATCTCGTATCTACTGGGGGAGTCGTTCTTGGCGATGGTTGATACCTTCCACCATACTCCACGCCCTGAGCGTTAATAAGATCTTGCCGCCTCCTAGCAGCATCGGCTGGCGTTTGAGGTCCATATCCAAAAAATTGCTTGGTTCTATCAATGACACCGCCTACTCCCATCTCTCTACCAGTAGCATACAGTTCCCCAGCCCTAGTAACTCCTTCTCTTGCCCTCGCTGCTCCAGTAGAATATAATTCTCCACCTCTTCTAACAACTTGCTCTCGGCCTGACGCATATATCTCTTCTCCCCTAGTAATTGCTCGACCTACCCTTCCGCCCTCGGCCTTCTTTCTCTCTAACCACTCACGTTCGTCGGCAAACATTCCTCGGCGCTCAGGACCGCCTCCTCTTCCCCCTCTTCCTAAACCCATCTCAGCGGCAGCTCTAGGACTTATCTCAACAACGCGTACCGCCATTGGCTCGCCCTTAAAGAATCCTCCAATGCCAGGGATTTTTGACATCAACCCCTTTACGATTCCCCCCTTAGGTTCCCACTCTTCTTTACCTGTTAAACTTCCTCGCTCCTTTAACCACTTTATTGATTTCCAAGCAATGAGAGCAGTAACTCCCGCGGCTATAAATTTAGCAATATTGTCCCATACAAAACCTAGGACCGCGCTCGTCTTAGTAAATTCTGCAATTTTTTCTCCCACATAAGTAAAAGCGGATGCAACAGCCTCTATAATTGAAACTATGGTTCCTAAAATTGGGATATCTTTAAGAATAGAAGCGAGACCACTAATGAGTCCCTTTAACATATTCCACAATAATTTAGGGAGATAACTAATTACAGCCTGTAAACCTTTATAAACTAGCGCCGGGATTAATAAAAAGCCCTTAACTACAATAGCAAGAAACTGTTTCGCAGCCCACGCCAGAGCATCTGAAAAGGCTTGGCTGAGACGTTGACCCCAGGACTTCTCCGTGAATACATTAAAGCCTGCGAGCATATTTATAGCTACCTTAATCCCCTGTAAAGCTCCATCAGCCTCCTTTTCAGACTTGGTGAAAACAGCTACCAAATAGTCACTAAGGAAACCAAACAAGAGTTTAACGCGACTAAGAGGAAGCTCAAATGATTTCCACAAATAGTCGGATATCTTTGTCAAGGCAGGCCCTATGACAGGTAATTTTTTCAGCCCCTCCCAGAAAGAGACAAGAAGACCCCTAGCTACTTCAAGACCTTTATCAATACTGTCAGCAATTCCCCTACCCCACTCTGTCTTCTTCAAGTACTTGTAACCAATAACACCAAGTAATAACATAGCAGCAGGAAAAAGGGCTCCAGTGAGAAGAGAAAACGCCATCTTAAATGGAGATAAGATCGAGGTCATCAATCCAGGAGCAGCCATCTTCATTCCAGCGGCACCTGCAGTCGATACGGTTGAACCTATCATACCAGGCAGTATCCCGCCCAATAATCGCATAGACAATGAAAATGGATACATAATAAGAGAGGCAAGCGGAGTAGCAATCCTAGAAAAGGCTGAAGTTAAAATCTTAAGAACTGATCCGATAGGACCAGAAACTGCCCCGGCTAAGAGTTTGAAGGGACTCATAAGCGCTGAAAAAAGCCTACCGGCAATACTAGTAATACCTGACACAATACCTAAACCTACCGCCGAGGGGCTGGCTCCTACGATTCCGCTTTTTTCTTTTACCCAATCAACTGCTTTTCTAAACGGGGAGATGATAGCAGACGTAATCTCTGCACCCGCCGCGATAATACCCCCCGTGATTCCTGTGGCTAGACTTTTCTTAGAGAAACCTTCGACAATAATATTAAACGCTCGCTGTAAAAAGGTTCCTATTGCAGAAGCCACTTCTTTTACAGCCTCTAGAGGACTTTCTTTGAACCTCCTCCAAACCCCAGTCAAGTCAGCAAGCATAATTTCAAAAAAGGACCTAATCATACGGCCCATCCAGGTAAGCCGCTCTAATAAACCAAAGTCTTTGAGGGACGGAATAAGTCGCTCAAAGAATGCAACTACACCAGTCGCCAATCCGGAAAAGAAAGAATAAATTGCGCCGCCGACTCCCTGTGCCGTCTGAGATATTGAAGTCAAATACCCCCTAAACGTTTCAGATATCTTAGATCCAAACTTCATAACGGCACTGTACATACCATCCAGGACCTTACCCGGATCTCCCTGAATCCCCGTAAAAACTTTCTTAAGATCAGAAGCTAAATCACCGATAGCCGACCCCATACCCTTGATGAAGTCCACGCTTTTATAAAAGAGTGATACTGCAGAAGCCCACATCTGTTCTATGGCTGCAACGGTACCGCCAAAATTTGTCTTAATGTAGTTAGATATAGACGACCAAATTTCTGAAACTTTTTTGTAAATAGATGAACCTGTAATGGCAGTGATGGCAGCATTCCAAGTTTTTACTAACGGTTCCCATATATTAGAAGACATAATAGATGTTTTGAGAGTACCCCACCACTGCTTTAATCCCTCAAACGGAGCAGCCCAAAACTTCTTTGCTCGCTCTAAATCCCCCGCCACCTTATCAACGAGATCTCCGCCGAAAAAACTGACAACCCACTCAACAGTACCTCGAGCAACAGACTTAATATTTTCAAAAACGCCCCTAAATACATCTCCAATATTCTTAAAAGTAGTCCCGACACCAGGAAACTTTTCTGTCACCCACCCATAAAGATCCTTAAATGTAAGAGTCAGAACCCCGATAGCTGAAATTATGGCTACAATACCTAGTACCATTGGATTAAAACCAACTAACATCAAAGTAGTACCGAGTACTGCCAGCGCAGACGTCAATACCCTAACTGGCTTTGGCAAAGCAACAAATGCTCCAACAAGATACTCAAGAGTAGAAGCAACCATCTTTAGAGGTATTTGTAAGAATTCTATAATCGGTGATCCGATAGTCATCATAAACATTTTTGTTGCCGCACTTATCTTATTCCATTGTTCTGTCCAAGTGCTCATTAATTCTTCAAATGTCTTTTCAAGTTTCGCGAAGTTCTTCTCGTATCTTTCAGCATCATTCATCGCCTCCTGGACATTAAGCCTGATCATCTTACGTGCCTGCTCGGCTGACAAACCGAACTGTTCCATAATAAGTCCTATTTTCTGCGGCTCTCGGAGACCGTCAAGAGTCTTATAATAGTCTTGGATACCCTCAGCTTGCTTAGCAAATAGTTTTTTCATCCCAGTTCCGGACTCTAAAGAATCCATAATATCTTCAAAACCTATCTTTCCCATCGAACGAGTTACCATACGCTGGATAGCGTCCATGTTTCCTTCTGCTGCCTTTGTAAGATCCTCGTTAAACGCGATAAAGACACTCCCAAACCCCTGTTTAGAAAAAGCCTTAGCGGTAGATGCTATTTCCTTGGTCATATTAACCATAGCATCTTTATAGTCATTGGGGTTCTTAGGATTTAGAGCTAAACTTAATTGAGAGATTTGCTTTTGTAATGTCTGTGACATCTCCTTGGTTACGCCAGTTGAACGGGAAAAATCTGAAAGGGCGCTTCCAATCTCCCTGACAGCATCGGTGGTATCTTCCCACTTAATATTTCCTATTTTTGTCAAGATACCCATCATATGACCAAGCTCTTCGGCAGAGACCCCGGTCACTTTCTCCATCATAATTTGAGTTTTAACAAGTTCTTGGAGACCTTTATTAGACATTTCCTGAACAGCATACATCTTTCCGGTCTCAACAATTTTTTGTCGAAGCTCACTGACTTCAACTCCCAAAGCCATTGCCGATTTAGCAGTCTCTATCCTAAATGCTTCTAATCTATCAACATTAATAGCGGAGAGACTTCGACCAAATTCATCAACCTGGGTAGTTAAGGTGTCAAACTGGTCTGTCATTTGCTTGAGTTTATTTATACTGTCTTGTTCATGGATTGCGGCAATAGAAGCCGCGGCAGCAAGACCGGCTCCGGTGAGTACTCGTAGAGTGAGAACACTTTGAAACAAGCGACCAGTAAAATTCTTGAATCGCTCTCCCAGACCTGCTGTAGTTTTGTCTAGGTTGGCAGTAGATTGCGTTACTTGATCGACGTCCGTCTTGACCTTTGCCAATCCCATTGAAGCTAGAGCCCCCCTAAGTTTTGACCAACTACCAGCCGCCTTACCCGCCTCTCCTGCGGCTTGTCCTGTCTGAGAAGCGAGTGTCCCTGTTTGTTTTGTAGTCTCTTTCACAGATTTTGTGAACTTCTCAAGACCAGTACCGTATAATTCAAATGCCTTGGCAAACTTTCCAGCGTTCTCAGCCCCCTTACCGTAGTAGAGTCGTCCCGACTTATTGAAACGAAGCCCCTTCTTCGTCATAATCTCCATCTGATCTGAGGTTAAGCTTATCTCCTTTCGAGCCCTTTTAATTGACTCTTTCAAATCTACCATTGCTTCGTTGGATTTCTTAGTAGCTTTAGAACTTTGTTCAAGAGCGGTGTTAAAAGACTCGGTAGCCTTTGTTGACTGCCTCATACCCCGAGCCATTTGAGTCATTGCTTTTGCTTGGTCAGCCGCGCCGCCCCCTCTAACACCGCCCATATTACCGCGCTGCCTAAGCATATTCCCGAACGATGCATTAGCGTAATCAGATGTGAAGCCCTCTGGAGGAATTGGCATATGATCATCCTACTAATTAAGAAAAGGAGACTTGTTCTATCAATGAGAAAAACAAAAAATCGAAACAAGTCTCCTGAGACTCTACTTCTTTTGATTCAAGAGATCCTGAAGTGCTTTGGGCACGTCTCTCTTGGGCGGTTTCTTAGGTTCCATATTGAGCCCCGGTTTTTTCTCACCCGACTCCGCCGCAGCCTGTTCTTCTTGTCTCATTTTTTGGAGCGCTGCCCTTATCTGTGGGGGTAGTGCCTCTTCCTTTTGCTTCGCAGTATCCGTTAGCGTGTCAAAAACCGGTAAAGTCTCCTTTCTCTTTGAAGGATCCGCCCCCCGATTCTCAATAAGATTTTTTACTGAGAACTGACCGGGGTAAGATGGAGGAGTCTCCGGTCTAGACGCCTCTTTAGTTGGAGGTCCTTGAGATACTCTATCTATCACTTTAGGGGCTTTTTGCTCAACTAGGTCGAGCAAACTTCGAGCTACCTTCTTCTCCGGCGGCCTCTGTGGAGGAGGTATTTTTTGATTCAATGACTCTATAAAATCATTTGGCATACGTTTTTGCAAATCAGCAGGAAGTTGAGGTAAATTCTGCCCCACTTCCCTTAGATGGTCTTCCATCTCGATAGGAGGCGCAGTTTTACCGTTACGAACAGCATTATCTCGTTCGGTATATCTCACGAGAAGAAAATGCTGCCGACGTCTCATGGAGATGGGCATTTCCATTACTTCTTCGTAACCGAAATGCCCGTATCGCACGAGTTCAAAGATTTGTCTGGTAAGAGCTTGCCAATCCCCTTTAGGAAAAAGCGCTAAACTGATATCCTCTCTAGGATCATCACCGCTTTCTATCGGGGGGACAGAAGCTCTGGCGTGAAAGGGAGCATTGTATCGTTATTAAACTCACAACGAGGACACTCGACTACTATCCTCATATCGAGACGAGGATCCAGCTTATCAACTGCCCTACGAAACTCAAGAGCGTCTCGAGCCATAAGACCGCTTACCCACTCAAGAGCCTCATCAAACTCCAAAGCCCTTCCGTTAACGCTCACGATCTGTCTCGCCAGACGAAACTTATAAGAGGGGTCTACGCCCTTTTTGACAGCAATGTCAGGTATACCGCCGCCTCTAAATTTCTTTCCGCCCTTTTCCTTTGACCGATATATCTTGTCAAGGAATTTATCTACTGCTATTTCGTCACTTCCCCTCAGGAGACGAAACTCAAGAGTTTCTTCCGAATAAGGTAGCTCCAGCTTAAAGGGTTCTTTTGCGCTATCAGGCAGTTCTATAACACTCAAGTCTTTAACTAGACTAATCTCGTGACGGAACTGTAAACCGCAGTTCGAACACTTCAGAGGGAACCCATATTCATCCCCGTAGGATTCCGCCCTCAACATAAAAAAGGCATAGTAACGGTCACCACTCAACATCTCGCTAGAGTCGATAGGACACTGAACGAGCGAGCGATTTAGGACCTCGGTTATAAGACTTGACGGGGACTCGCCGCCGCCAAGAAACAGCTCTTCAATCGAGGTATCCCACAGTTTGACTTTGATCTCTCCGTTAGGGATTTTGTCATCATAGAGAAGACCTCTTGAAGGCAACTCCAGGGTACGATAGGCTTTATCAAGACTCATGGTATCTACTCCTTAGTACGAAGTCTTATTTTGTTGAGACGTCTAGACGTCTCAAATACCCGTCTTTTAATTACGGGCGGATTATGATAATCAAAGACTTATTTCAGAAAACTGAAATCCACGTCTTCCTTGTCTTCATCATCTTCCGGTTCCTCGCCAGTATCGGTTTCATCACCGGTCTCATCGGCGTAGTCGGCATAATCGCCCTCGTCACCATAATTGTCTGAGGAATTGTAGGAAGAGTCACCATTTTCACCGCCAGGTGCACTTTTACCTGGTTTACCGAAACTTTTCATGGTGTAACCGTCAGGAAGGTTATTAAAGGTTGTACCTGTGTGTTTCATATACAAGTTAAGCACGGTCAGAGGTGTGGACTTGTATTTAGTTGCTGTTTGAGATACCGCTTTTTTGAAGTCCGTATGAGGGTACAAAGCCATTAGATCGGAAACAATCTTTTTTGGCTTTGTACCCTCTGATCCTTCAATGACTGCTAAGATGTCAGCGGCCCTAATCATAAAACTAACCTGTACCTGTGAACTATTTCAAACCAGGAGCGGTAAGCCACTTAAACTCATCAGCATTTACTTCGCTACCAGGCGCAGATGCAGAAGCCCCAGTCGGGTCAACATCACTAGCAAACCTGGAATAGTCGCCGCTCTCATCATCCGGCACCATTCGATAAAGCGTGATGATCCAGCGAAGATTGTTCTCAATAACGTGGTTAGGATTATCCTCATCACTCCAGTTGATGACGAGCCCATATCGCCTATAGGCCCCAGGATCATCCTTAGCATCCAAAGCAATAGCCCTCGCCCCAGCAGTAATCATCTTGCTAATTTCATCTCGAACCCTCTTCATAAGTTGAAGCTGGTTGAACTTGAAAGTAACTGAGTTGTTACCGAACTTATAAGAGGGCCTGTTAATAGGGCCAACTTGCTCATCTATCTTTTTGTTAAGTGCAGCAGCAGTCAATTCCATTGTTATTCACACTCCTTCTTTAGAATTGTGTTTCTACTATCACAGTATCTCTAAACGACCGGAACGCTAACTCAGTAGAAAACTCTTCGTTGAGAAGTCCGATCATCTTCCGTTCGTTATAGGTACCAGAAAAACGCATTATGGCTTCCTGTTCTAAATACTCAACACCATCTAAAATTGCACCCACGGTCCCGGCGATCTCTGCGATCTGAAAATACTTGTTTTCCAATACTTCTGCTATATCCCTTTGTATCTGAGGACGCCTCGGAGCACCCTCCTTGATCTCTCTATTGTCTATCTTGAGAGATGAAAGCAAATCTCTCGCCTTACTCATAATAACCTCCCTCTCATAAAAGGGTTCATGTTACCAGGATCAGATACGGCTTAATTCCTCAAGAACGCGGGACGCGGTAATGAGACTCTCATTCTTTTTCTTAAAGGTCCCGCCTAGATTCTTGTAAATCGCCGTAACCGCAGCGTAATCCTTACTATCAAAATCTTTTTGTTTCTTCTTAGACTGAGCCGCAACCTTCGTTATAGCCTCATTCCACTTCTCTTCATCTGCGATGTGTGCAGGGGGCTTTTTTATCTTACCTGGGGTAACGACTTTTTCTTTGGCTTCGTTTGTTGGAGATTTCTTTTTCACTTTTCCCCCATGTTCTTGTAAATATGAGTCACAAGACCCCAATCTTTATCAGAAAAGGCATCTTTCTTTTTCTTACGCGTATCAGAGACTACCTTCTCAGCCTTCTTCCACACATCATCATTTTGTACCCAACTAGGCATCGGCTATTCCATCTCTACTTCGGTTGACTCCAGTGTCATAGTCATCTGAATAACGTCTGTGGCACTATAATCAGTCTGTCCAAATTCTATCGATGAGGGCCAACACCCTTTTAAGGCCCACTTTTGAACATCTTCCCCCCTACCGTTACATACTCTAAATTTAGCATCTACTTTATATCTCGATGGGGAATTAATGATTCCTACTGAGGGTGAAATTAGCTTCTTCCATGTCCACAACATAGCCGCTATATCAGGTGTAACAAAGTCGCGTAGCATAACTGTGAACTGAGATTTATTCTGACGACCCGCTATTGTCTTTTGTCTATTCTTACAATTTATATCCAAAACGGCAAATTCTATCTTCGGAAGATTGGTAGAAAGCACCGCAAAAGCCAAATCTTCACCTAGAATATTGGGAAAAACCACATAATAAGACCACTGAAATGCTGGTTCTATCTTGTCAGGGAGTATCATCTGAACCATTGGATTACTCCGCTATGACCCTATCTACTGTTAATGTTACACTTATAAGAACAATGTCTGTTCCAGAATAATCAAGATCTCCAAACTCCACAGCACTAGGGAAACACCCTTGAAGTTTCCATTGAGTCACGGGTTCGCCTTGACTATTACATTTCATCATCATACCGTCTTTTTTGTACTTACCAGGCTCTTCTACAGTTCCTGCTTCAATATTTCCTACGGTATTCCACCACTGCCATACCTTAGAGGCAGTCCCAAAATCAACGTAATCTTTGAGAACACAAGTCATTTCGTTAACATTGAAACGACTCGCAAATTTCTTCTTCTGAGAAAAGTAAGGTACCTCAGTTATTTCCCACGTAACATTTGGGAGAGATGCCGTAGCCACATAAAACTGAGCCCCCTCTCCAAGCGTCGGAAGAACCACATAAAACGCCCACTGAAAACTGGGCTCCTCTTTACCTAATTTCGCTGATGAGGGCAATTATATTCTCGCTTCTTATAGATATCGGGTTCGGGGGAGTAAATAAGCCATTTCAGGTTGTTTACTCCCCCAAACACTTTTACATGCGGTAGACCATATCAACCGTTAGCGTAACGTTCATCATGATCATGTCGGTTCCTGAATAATCCAAGTCTCCGAACTCCACCGCGCTGGGGAAGCAATCTTCCAGTTTCCACTTATCTACGGGATTACCGCGTCCATCAGTAGACCAAAGCTCGCCATCGCTTTTATATGTACTAGGCGGATTCAGTTGTCCTGCCCTAGCATCGCCGACGAGTAACCACCAGTTCCAAACCTGCGCTGCCGTTGATGAATCAACGTAGTCTTTGATTGAGATACTCAGCTCATTCAACGTGAAACGGCTTGCGTATTTTCTAGTGGTAAAGAAATAAGCGGACTCTGCCACTTCCCAGGTAACGCTGGGAAGAGACGCCGTAGCCATAAATCTATACAAAGGATTTATCTTTTCAATGATGACAAAGAATGCCCATTGAAAGACAGGCTCCATTTTCCCAAGAAAGGCTGAAGATGTTTCTGGCATTGTGATCTTTCCTCCTAATTACTAATTCTCGGAATAATTATTAGCGAGAAAGCAGGGGGTAAACAATTTCTACCCCCTGCCTGTACGGTTAAGCAGTCGATCCTAGCCTCTGGAGGTAGTTAACGCTGGCAGAGGAACTCTGATTTTGACCCTGAACCAGCTCATAAGCTTCCTCAAAACTAATGGAAGTAGGAGTAACCACAAAATTAATCATAAGTCTTTCTACCGTTGCCTCAGGCCAGAGGTAGATATTTCCTACCATCGTATTCGTATCGATCATATACGGGGTATTTGTGGAAGTATCACAAATAATCTCGTAACGATACAAGTTTCTTCTCTGAACCTCAAAACGGAGATAAGGCTCAACTAGGAGCCTAAACCTCGCCCAAGTAATAGGATCGTGCGGTTCAAAGAGAAGAAATCTTGATGCAGTTGCGATAACTTTTCTGATGTAAAGCATCATACGACGGACGTGGATTCTATCCAACTTTGTAGGCTTTCGATAGAGAGTACGTTCTCCGAGAATTGTAACACCGATCTTAGGAACCTTGACTATCGGGTTAATGGCATTGTTGTTACCATACATATAGTCTCGTTCGCCAAGGTTCGGAGAATACTCAATGTCAAGCCAGGAAGGCAAATCACCTCGGTTATAACCAGCCGGTGCCTTTCCAAAGTCAGCCACCTGGTCATTCTTGGTGATAGCACGAATGGCACCTACTGAAGGCGGGACCCACACCATCTGGGCGTTCTTGGCATCATAGAGCTTACCCCAGGGATACCACATACCCGCATAAGAACTGTTAAGAGCGGCGGTAGTATACCCCACGTGGTCTCCTGGAGTGTTGTCTGCTCTCACTCCGTACATCAAATTACCGTTGTGCCAATCAACAACCTCCTGAACCGTAAGACCCATAGGCGGATCGACAAGAGAAAAAGAATCGGCTCGATATTCTGAAGTACCTATAAGAGCTACCGCAACAGCAGCACTGGAGAATCCCGGAGCCGCCACAAGGTTAACATCCAACTGCTCGGGGTCTTTGAACGAATAGATACCAGTTCGAGTGTTTGTTGCAGAGTCGAAAACACCCACTATATCACTATCCTTCAGATTATCGATAGCGTCAGTACCCTTGACTCTCACATAGTTATACATAGGATCAACGCCAAACTGATCCGGATCGACGTAGAGCATATAACCGTTGGTTCCGACGTAAGGATTCTCTGCCCGAGAATAGTTATAGTTAGCCATCAACTGGCGACTTATTGTGGGAACAGTACCGTAAGTGATACGACAGAAGCCGGTTTCATAGTTAATCTCTCCAACACCGGCAGGATTCGCAGTTCCGGCAAGCACTCCTGGGTTATCTATGTCATCATAGAAAACTTCCAAACCACCGCCCGCCGCTGATATTTCAACAGTTCCAGGAACAACGGGGGTGTGTGCAAGAGTAAACTCATACGTATCGACTCCCGAGTCAGTGTTGACGTGAATTTCTTCCATATCAACATTAAGGGGGGCCTTCATAACTCTGGCACAAATATAATCGTTGGTCTGTGTGTCTTCAAATCCAGTTTCACCGAAAACTTTATTACCAATAACAGTCTCCACGTAACGGGAGATACCCTGGATGTTTCTTGCTGCTGGATCCATTGAGAGACAGTCGAACTCAACTGACGTTCTCTGTCCTTGATCGTATACAATAACCCTGAAAGACGTACCGCCCCTACTTACCGGGAGAACGGTAATCCCATACTCATCCAAGTAGGCCGAACCATCCATAACCAAAACGGAAAGGTCGTTTCCGCCTTCACCGGGCCAGACAGCAGCGAACTGAAGCACTCCATCAGTCGGGGTTCGGTAACGATAGTCTACTACAAGCGGCCCAGCTGAAACAGGGGCTTCTCCAAAAGTGATGCTAAAAGCACCTGACCTATAATCGATAGTTCCGGTTCCGCCGTTAGTTCCAGTCAAAACTCCAGATTCGGCCTCATCTGTAAAGGTCTCGGTAGCTGAGGCAAAATAACTGTAAGAGGTTCTAATTATTGCACCCCCTGAACTTGGGGAGGTACCATAATTAATTACAGCGATACCTGTTTGATAATCTATTGTTCCATTACCGGCGGGGGTTCCATCACCTACAAAATGACCATTACCGTCATCAGTAAAGGTTTCCTGCGGGGTTCCTCCGTCATCAGATACAATAACACTACCAGGAACAAGGGGAGTATTGTTGATAATAAAAGAATAAGAAGAAACAGTAGCCTCTACCGCTTCTTCAGAACTTTCGTTACTAACAGCAGTCTCCGATGGGTTATCTTGGATTCTTACCGAAGTGGACACGATGGGGGGCTTGTTCAAGGTCCCTGTGTAAGGACCTACACTACCACTAACGGTATCGCCCTTGATCTCATCGTTTGCAACGTACTCAGTATTGGAAAAATGATTCACGTAACCACAAGTGGCTTGTACCAACCCGTGTTCGTCAAGCTCGCAAACTCGAGTGACCCACAACTGTGATCCCCACTCAAAAAACTCACGAGCAAAATAAGACATCATATAGTTCGGATTGGTGTCACCGAACATGCTAACATATTGCGGCCAAGTGGTTGTCAAACGAGGCACGTTTATTGGGCCTCTTCCGGCAACTCCTACAACACCGCAGATAGAAGAACTCAGGATCGGAATATACAGCGAAAGGTCGATTTCAAACGTGTATACGCCTGGACTCACATGATCTGCCATTGTCTACCTCCTACCCAGACAGAGATCCATACCCCTAATAACTGAGGTAGCAATGACACGTCTCGGCTTAGTTTGGTGATGTGTATTAAGACTATTCAAAAAAGAATACTCTTTAAAGCTCAACAATTTCAATTTTTCCTTGCCTTGCCATACCCTTAAGGTGCTCTGATACTTCAGATTTCTTAATGGTCTTAGAACCGTTGGAAGGCAAAAAACCATGTACATGCTGCTTTGTCTTCTCATCGAGAAAAGAGACCGGAAGCCTCTGGGGAAGACGGTTAATTACTCTCACCATTTTTTCGGCCATAGTAATTCCTCCGAATCTTTTTATTAATCAACCGTTATGATAAACACCTTTGTAGGCGTCGGGCTACACGTAAGATGTAAAACGTGAGTGTTCACATCAGTGGAAGAAAAGGTCAACATTACTAATTGCCCCACCTGATCCGTTCCGTTATCAAGGGCGTAGGTAACAGGTGATTCAGCATACATGAAGATAAATTTTTTCCCGCACGTGTAAGTCTTGTCCTCATTAGCGCCTAGAAGGTCCACAATACGAGCATACTCCTCTGATGCAAACGAAGGATTAATCTCGAGAAGTGACTGCCTGGACAAGTCATCAACGGTCCAGCATTTAACCTGTAAAGAAATAGCGTTTGCCATCCTCTATCCTCCAGAACAGGGTTAGTACACCCGTCGGGTTAGACTTTTCATAGTCTAAAGAAAGACAAGATTGTTGAGAATTTTCTAGTATCCCAAAGAATTTGCTGTCTTGTTCAGGAAATCCTCGTCACTTTATGAAAATAATACAACGATCTTTGGTATCCACATGACTCTAAGGCACTTGAAGCGGCTCTAACAGCATCTTCTTGAGTTATTCCGACAACGCCCATCTCAAGAGATGACCTAAAATAGCCATAAACTTTGATTCTCTCATCCTTACTGCGTTTCAAGTCAGCATAAACCTCGCTGGCCTGTACCGATGAGCCCATAGAAAGCGTTACAAAAAATAGCGACTCAGCATTCCTCGATGCTTCCTTCTCTCTTTCACGACCCAAGTAATCTCCAAGAAAATTTCCGACAAAAGAAGCTCCTCGTACCGAACTACTATCAGAGAGCCCACCTATCCTAGTTTCCGAAACACGATTCTTCTTGACGCTCTTTTCGTTGATATCAACGGCAGTCACAGAGCCTACTTCGTGAAAAGACGGAGCCGGGACTCCCCGAAATGTAAAAACAGGAGGAGGTAAGTCTTCCTCTTTATCCAAACACAGACGGTCCACTAAGTCTTTAATTGATTCCTTCATGTTCTTAGTAACCCCACGTTTTCTTGCTCGTTATCCAAGTACCCAGATAATTGGACACATCCTTCTCATACATATTGGTCTCTATTTTTTGGATCAAAGGAATCTCTACATCCTCTGCGATCCAAGTACTGACACTGAAGCCGAGGTTTCCTGTATAAAAGTTTCCTTTCGAATATTTCTCATCAGTAAAAGGCGGATCGAATCCGTCAAGAGAAGAAATCCAAACGAAAAATTGCGTAAAATTACTGTCAAACCCGACAGGAAACTTCAACGTTAAACCCTGGTCAATCCTTAGCCCGTAATATTTTTTCTCCATCCATATAGAATCACTGTATTTAGATAGATAATACTTTACTGCGTACGGATACGTCATAGGGATCATTCGAACCCTATTCACTTTTGTTTTATCTTCAGAAATATGCTCCGTGACTAAACCGTACTTCGCCAGGCCCAAGTTCATACGAGCATCATCCACCATCCCCGTCATCCTAATAAATGCACAGAAAGGAAACTTAACCTCTCCTCCCTGTTCATCATAAAACTGCTTAACGCTACTAGGGAGTTCATACCTCTGATCAGACTGAATCATCAAGGCAACCGTTTCAGTAGTCCATACGGCAGGCATCCCAAACCTAGTCTCCAGCATAGTCCTAACGGCTTGATCTGTAAGAGCTATCATATTTCACCTTAATAAATCGGGTCTTTAAATGGATCCTTCTGCTTCTTTATTGGCTTTTCTGAATAAACTATTTCCCTCTCCGGGTTCGGCATAGACTCGATAAACTTTTCATTCCTCTCTACGGGCTCCTCTTGAGTCGGAGTAATTCCGGCCTCTTCTCTAAGAACCTCAGTGGTATCTGCGGATACTGCGGCTTCTTTAAACGGAAATGGATAAACCGCATTATCATCTTTTTTATTCTCAAAGCCCCCGTGATAACTCTCGCTAAAACCGCCAGGGTGTCGCATTATATCTGCTTTCTCTGCTTCTACTGAATGAGGAGCCGTGCCCTCAAATGTTGGGGGATTGTCATCAAGGGACTCGCTTTCATAAATCTTCTTCAATTCACCGTCACGAATGGGAGCGAGACGAAATTTTCTTAGCGCTTCCTGTTCGTATAACCAGGTTCGGATCAAAACAACTTCATAAACATCTCTATCAAGTTCTCCCTCAACCGATTTGAGTTCAATGACGATAAGATCCCCGTTCCAAACATTGTCCGACCGCTTAAAATAAGCCGACAGTTCAACCTCATCCTCCAACTGACCTAGAATCTTACCCATAATGGGATCGCCCAGGGGATCTCTCACGATCATCGTTTTAATATCGTGAACCTCTACGCCAGCCGAGATTAGGTCGTTGTAAAAATTATAGACCCTGTCGGACCTTCGTATCCTCTTAACAATCTGACCCGCATAGTTAATATGATGATCGGCATACTTTCGTTGCCGTTCATACCAACGATCCGGTAACCATTTCTTTAATTTAGGTGCGCGCATCAGCTATTAGAAAGGTACTGTAAGGGTGAGAATGGACGACTCAGAGGTTCCGGCTTGGAGAACGTCGAATCTGAAAGAGCACTCTCCGAGGTCGTAAACTTCCTGATCGAGGTCTCCGCTCAACAGTCCTTGAAGTGTTTTATCAGTTGAATACTTAATAACAAGTTCTCTGCTGCCTGTATCTACAGTGCTAACGTAGACTTCACAGTTTTTTATACCTATATCCTCTACTAATTCCTGAAACGAAGATTGGTCTATCACAAAACCAAGGTTACTAGCCAGCGAATCCGCCCACCCAGAAACCTCTTTCAAATAATCAGAGGTATCGTCCATAGATTCGATGTACGCTTTAATACTTATTGTGCCGCGTATCTTCTTCCGGTTAACGACCAACTCAGTTATTTGAGGAGATAGGCTTATCATTCTTCATCTTCCCCTTCGTCAGTCCCGCGATAACCGTCACGGTGCATATAGAATGGGTTAGGGTTTCCCCCGCTCGATGCATTCCCCCCGATTTTTACCTTCTCTTTCAAAAGTTCCGGTAACCCACTCCCATCAGGCATATCAGGTTCGGTAAAACGCGGATAGTCTCCAATGTTAAAGAATTGACCGCGCTTACTTAAGTTGGCAATATTGAGCCCCCGAGCAACGTCTACCTCCCTATCCCTACCGGGATCGAGGTGAAGAATACTAGAATCCAAAACCTTTACAGGTATACCCTCCGGATTCTTTCGTAACTCATCCATCAGGTTTGCTATGGGATTATAGAGTGGAACGATAACGCCATCAACAGGAGTCTTGACTTCCTCATTCTGCATATAGACCGGAACTTTCCAGACCCTACCCAGAGTCCTAAGGATTATTTCATCTCCTCTCAAAACCGCGGAGGCGTCTGTTCCGTGAAGAACTTGGTAAGATTCATCTACGGATTTTCTCAGCGAATCTAAAGACTCTAGGATATCAGTTGCTTTTATCATCATTCACCTCTTATCGCAACGAGAGGACGTTCCAGAAGGGTTCATTATCTTGCAATCGCTCTCTCAAAGCGTCCAACATTGTTTGCCCCTCATTATACATATCAGCCCCATCGCTCTGTAGTTGAAAATCAACCATTTGGAATCGCTTGCGCCTACTTCCTACGATAATCTTATAGTAAGCCTCAAGACACTCATAAAATAAAGGATGATCCGTCTGGTTTGCTCGCTCCAGAGTCAGCTCCCCGACGGCCTTAACAATGTATAGACCGGTAGAGGGCACCGAGAGAAGACCTATTTTTCTGTCATACGTGCTGGCTGCGAACTGCATATCTGAAAACCAGTTAAAACCAGCATACACAGGGGTAGCGGTAGCAATGACTGGATAGGGTTGAGGGAATTGATAACCAACTTTTTTACTCTCAGTGAGCGTAAAAGTACCGCTTATTGTGACGGTTATCTCATACTCATCTCCCATCCAGGCATTGTATTCCTGTAAAGCCCTGGAAACGATATGCTGAAACTCTTCACGTGTCAGTTCATCGTCTATTACATCTCCACAAATAGTTAGGAGATAGGGCTGTAATTCTTCTATAAGGGCCATCGCTTACCTATTTGATGTTAAGAGCGGCACTGATTTTCTTGATCAAGGCCCCCTTCGTTCCGACCTCACTGATACCTAATTTCCTACATAGATCTTCGAGGTCTTCCTTGAACATACTTTTGAGTTGAGAAGAATTTTTGATTCCTTCTACTACAGACTTAACCGCAGTTTCTTTCTTGGGTTTCTTCTCAACAACCTTAGGAACAGAGGGCGATTTCGGCTCAGATAATGCAAGAACAGGTTCCTCTATCTTAATTTCAGGCTCCTTAGCCTCTTCAATAACTTCCACCACTTTTTCAGGCTCAATCTTCACAAAAGGAACAGGCTGTTCGGCCTTAATACTCTTTGTTACAAAAAGTTCACCTGCTTCATCACATTCCATAATCCGTTCAGGATATTTCTTCAACACATAAGGTGTATGAACTGCTTTTACAATCTTTCCCTTATAGAGGTGATATGGAATACCGTGATTAATAATGTCCAACGGCTCATCAAATACATACTTCCAGGGAGACATAATCTACTCCTTTCTGTTATTTGAAGAAAGACTGATTCTTTCCACGTTTTGTCATTCTCGAACCCTATTCTCTAATCGGTGAACAGTAGCTGTTCGTGTATCATCTTGTTCTTGTTCATATAAAGGCCCGTCTTCTCCCTGCGTAGCTGGAGTAAGAGCCCTTAATAAATCAAGAGCTGCTGGAATCTCTTTGATTCGAATAGTCCCTTCTTGCAATAGAGCGTGCAAGAGTTCTAAATCTTCACTATTCAAGTCTACCTCAATAGAATTATTTGGATTAATTCGAGGAGACTTGAGGGCTCGGCTCAAAAACGAGACCCGCTCTACTTCGTCAAATGCTACGGGCTGTGGACCTAACAAATTCTGAAGAGATTGGAACTGCTGTTCCGTAAATCGCAATGTAATCATAAATTACCTCCTTAAATAAAAGGCTTAGTTTATTAACCAGTCGGACCAGTCGGTCCCACAGGTCCGGTAGGCCCAACGTTTCCATTAGATCCAGCGGGTCCCTGTGCTCCTGTAGGTCCTTCTGCTCCAGTAACACCTTGTGGTCCGGTAGGACCAGTAGGTCCGAGAATGTTTGGACAAGTGGGTCCTGTCAAACTGAATAGTGGGGCGTAATAAGCACTACCTCCTACGTCAATCTTTAGCCACTTTGTATTAAAAATTCCAGGAACAGATCCCGGCAAATAGTTTATTCTAGGATAGTACCCCAAACCAGACGCTGATCCTGGATCAGTCACGTCATCACTGTTATACCTCACAGGGGCTACAGACGCAGTCGAGTTAGAAAAATCGACGTGGTAATTTCCTGAGCCTTCAGGCATAACAGGCGTATTGGGTTGAATTAAGTTTCGGCTCACCGTTCCTGCCCCAGTTATACTACCGCCCCACACCGATGGGTCAGATACTGAATCATAATTCAAGAAGCAATTACTACCAACAGAAACAGTATCTTTGAGTGAAGAACTATAAATGTTCATTACCGTCTTTGCCTCAGGATCAGACCCGGTCGGATCAGTCAATGATACGGTGTCACTATGTTGCATAGAAGATATGAAATTCAAAGTTCCGCCCTGAATGTTACATGTTTCACTTAGTTCACTGCTCTTTATCTCTAAAGTATCTGAATCAGCGTACTGTCCGTCAAATGTGATAGGCGATTGTATATCGCACCTAACGAAGCTTACGAAAGCGGAGCCCGCGGCGTGATCTGAATTGTAGGTGTCCTGATTGTGACCCACCCTGCTCAGAGTAACCGACCCTCCTATTAAGGTTAGATTTTCAAACCAAAAAGACTGGAGATTATCCCCTGCAACGGTAGCCATTGCTATATCACACCCAGAAAGAATGGTGGATTTTGAATTGCCCTGCAATATCACAAAGGGCTGCACGGTTAAAGAAGATTCGGTAGAGATTTCCGTAGACACAATCTTCACAAGATATATCTTTGAAGATGAAGCATCCAATATGCTATCCAAAGCATCTCCTAAAGTCGTGTATGGCTTATCTTCGCTCCCTGATGACTCATAAATATCTGTTCTATTATGATCTACGTATATCGTTTGGATAACCTGACCACTAATAGGAATTTCGTGCCAATCTTCTCCGAAATGTCTGACCTCTACCATACCGGAGTTCTCTCTGAACCCGTAATTATCACTTGCTATAGAATCTCCGAAACCTAGCACAGACCCCTCAATCATTTGTAAAGGAACATCCGTAGTGGACCCCCTAAAATCAAGACCAATAGGAGCGTTGATTTCAGATAAATCATAGATCGAACTAATCGCCTCCCCGACAATCTTCTCCACAGAATCAAAAGACGTTCCCGCTATCTCTACGGCAGTTACTCTACCGTCAAAATCATCCTTATTTGCCCCGTCATCTGAAACGTTGATTTTGAGACCTGTAACAACCTCTCCTGTAGCACCTGTTAAGATAGAATCAGTCTGAAGGACTACTTCAAAGGTTGAGGCTGCCACATTACCGCTTACAACTGTAGAACCCCCCTCCACAACCACGGAATTTGATGATCCCGCTATCTCTTGTGTAGACTGAGACCCGTCTCGAACTACAAGATAAGACCTAGAACCATAAGCGGAGGAAAAAATACCGCCGTCTAGTAATTCAGTATAAAAATTTGCACACGACAATATAGAATCAGTAAGGTCTATCGCAGACTGTTTCCGAAGATAAAGGCTCGAAAACTCTCCCGCTGTTAATCTTTCCGTGACATTATGCTCATCGGAGATTCTGGTAAACGGGGTATTTAAGAGAGGTGTGGTGTCAAAGGATCGCGTTCCTCGGACAACTTCACTTACCTCAGCCCTAGAGAGGTCTATCCCAAACTGTGCTAACCCCCTACCGCCATAGAGAGATCTGGGGGTCCCTACATTAGAGGCTGCTTCGATGACAGTAGTAACTTGGTTTCCTGTATTATTCCAGCCATTGAGGAGTTCTAACTCGGCCTTAAAACCACTAACTATTGCCTCTGGGTGGTCTACTAAGACCGCGGAGCCAGACTCCATCTTAAGTTTCGACTTACTCCCAAGTGTCTCAAAACCGTCTATGATTCCACCGTCTCGGATTACTGTGTAAAAATATCCTCCGAATGTTTGATACAACCTGCCGCCGCTTCTAACGTCTGAGTATCCGGCGACACCAGCGCCGTCAGCATTTCCAACGTCTGCAGTGGCTCTAAATTCACCCAGAAGAGCCGGGTTCATTCCATCAAATATAGCATTCCTGGGTAGCCTCATTGCCATCATTGGCCGAAGAATTTTATCATCCGGCAACGGACCGGTAAACCCCGATGTGAACGGAAAATTTGTGGTCTCAAAGTATCCAGTAGGCCCGGTAGGCCCAGTTTCTCCCATCCAGCCCTGCATTCCTGTAGGACCGTCGTATCCCTGCGGGCCAGGAAAACCTGTCGGCCCAACTCTTCCGGTTGGTCCAGTGTGCCCGATTCCGGTCGGTCCAGTCGGACCTAATAATCCTTCCCCTGTAGGCCCTGTGGGGCCTAAGGGACCTCCGCTAGGCCCAGTTGCGCCTCGGGCTCCGCTAGGACCTGTTGGTCCCACCACTCCAGGAGCCCCAGTCGGTCCCTGAACACCTGTGGCACCTTCGGGACCGGTTTCTCCGTAGTTTCCATCAAAACCTCGAGTACCTTGTGGACCCTGATAACCGATATTGCCCCTAGCACCCTGGGGACCCGTAGGCCCCTCTCTTAATAGATTTTGTTGAGTATAGTCACAAAATTGCTTAACATTAGTAATTGAAGGGAGTTCGGAATGAGTATAAAATACGTCAGCGGCACTAGTAATACCAGAACCGGTTGGAGAAGATGAGATTGCTGTAGGTATAACGTTATCAGGTCTAATCTGCTGAATCCTGCCAGAATAATGCTCCAGCATATAAGATTCATCAACTGGATCAATAATATCTCCCCGGCTATAAATTCTGATGTTTCCTGCACGCTGTATCCGCGTAGAAGTGTCGCTTGAGTATCTATATGCCATATTTTACAACTCCCGGAAACCACCTACAAGGAAAGTTCCTGTAGTCGCTGGCTCATAGGTATTGAGAGGTTGAGTAAATTTGGAGAAGCGGTTCCTTATTTGACAAACACTCGATAAATTCCACGTCACGCTCTGTGTCGCATCAGTGTTTGGGGAATAAAGCTGGGCCGAAAGTAGAGAGCCGGTAACACCGGCAAATAGGTCACACACAGCATATTGACCTGACGTTGGGCTAGTTATTGATGCCTTAACGGTGAGAGACGCTTCCACAGCAATTGGAGGCACCGCCGTACCTATAAAGGTATTGCCTGGAGATGCAGATAGGTTTCCGCTTATCCAAGTTGTTGGAAGTACATAGTCTCCGCCTGACTTAGCAAAGTAATGAAGAGAACCGTCAACATAGACTCTTATAACACCCAAGTAGCAACAATCAGTACCTGTTTTAGGCAACATCTGTAACCAGTTACCGGCGACTAGATTTGCTCCGGCAGTAACTTGGTCTCCAAAGACTGTTATTGTATCATCAGGAGTCCCGTTAATAGAATTTTCTATGATAAGAACGGTTCCATCCGCAGCATCATCAGATACTTTAAGTAGTCTGTAGTTGTTCCAAAGACCATTAGAAAGAAGAAGGGAGGTTTCTGATGTAATGCTGTTATCATTCTTTCCTAATGCTACAGTAGTGCGGCCCGCATTAACTGATGCTGACTTGACTCTGATAAACGGGAGTACAAGAACGTCAGCTTGAGTTGATCCTACAAGGAAAACCGAGTACCACGTACTGACCGCCTTCGCCCCGCCTAATAACCCAGAAGTATCCCCCTCACTATAAGTACCAAATACGTTAACGGTTAAGTCGGCAGGAATATCCCAGTAATTAACTATTCGAGTAAGATCTTGATATTTACCTCGCCACTTATGACCTCCTCGATAGTATCTGCCCCGTCTAATACGAAGGGTAGTCGTATCCACCCACGTAAAATCAAGAGGCAAGTGATCAGGAGAGTAGACAATATTCGGACCAGGAGGCCCTACCTCTCCTTGAGGTCCGGTTGATCCAGTGGGTCCAACAGGCCCGCCAGGATTTCCTTGAGGTCCAGTTGGGCCAGTTCTTCCCATAGGACCAAGTTCCGTAGAAGTAGGCCCCAGTGGGCCTGTTGGCCCTAACGGGCCTAAAAATCCTCTAGACCCCGTAGGGCCAGCCGGGCCAGTAGGTCCAACACCCGTAGGTCCTGTCGGACCTACATATCCTGTGGTTCCAGTTGTTCCTCTAGGACCCGTAGATCCAGTCGGTCCGAGTGGGCCGGTGGGACCATCCCACCCCATTATGCCCCGATCTCCCTGGGGTCCTGTTAAGCCGGTAGGCCCAGTCTCTCCAGTGGGGCCTATTGGTCCTACTCTTCCAATCGGGCCTTGAAAACCCTGACTTCCATCAAGTCCATAGCCCGGAGGACCTTGCGGTCCCGTAGGTCCTAGCGGACCGCCTGACGGTCCCTGAGGCCCAGTTGCTCCAGTAGTTCCTCTAATACCCATAACTCCGGTAGGTCCAGTCGGCCCAACATTTCCCTTAGGCCCCTCTTCTATAATTCTTATCCTATCTGGATACCTGGCGAGTATGTAATCCTGGTCTTCATAATCTATAATTTGATTAATGACATAAGACTTGATAATGCCGCCAACAGTTAAAGTTAACGGATTCTTGTCAGCGTAAATATATCTGAGCATCAGTTACTTTCCTTGTTATTCATCACAAGTCACAAGAGTTAGAGCCAACCCAGCAGACTCATCAGCATAACCGCTTGAAAGAAATAGACGGTCCCCAAAAACTAATCTAGAACACCCCGTCAAAATATTACACTCACTGCTAACTTCGGACATAATATCTGTCACGTGAAGCAAGGGTTCAGATTTCGCTATACTAGTATCGTTTATTTTGATATCAAGATCGACTACTCCAGTTGTTGAGGTTAAATAAACATACACACCAATAATATGAGACGGACCTGACCTCCACGTGAAACGCCTCCCTGATAACATCTCGAATAGATCAGATTGCCCACCTGTTATCTGACCCTGCAAATAAAAATCAAACCATCTAACCGTCTCGGAATGTCCAATCTCAATTTCGTAAATCTCATCTCCAAGATCGGTTCCTATTATATCGGCCTCATCGTCGTTAACGAGAGTTACAAGACCATACGACCAAGGAGAAGATTCATCTCTTTTAAAACGAATGGGTCGTCCAGCCTTCACTTTCCGATAGTCTTCATTTTCCTGGCTAAAGGAAAAACGAGACTCTGAAAGAATTGCAATTAAATCGAGCGACGACCACCGATCAACGGTTACGCCTCTCGGACCTTGAGGCCCCTGAATGCCCGTCTCACCAGTCTCTCCTCTTAGACCAACAGGTCCTGGGGGTCCTGGCGGGCCTGTAGGACCCTGAAGACTCTCGAAAACTTTGAGTAAAATCTCTTTTGGGGAAGATTCAGGACGCTTAGAACCGCTGTCCCTAATAGCAGTATCATCGAGGAAAGGTTCTGACCTTAGTTTCCCTAAGACCTCATCGGTAAGCGGTTCCTCTTGTTCAGCATCCACCCGAGGAGGAGCGGGTTTTTTTATCCTTGGAAAGTTAAGTTTCTCCCTATGATACTTTTGCAAAAAAGGGAGATCTCGCTCTGAAACAACGTCTCCCTCATATAACTCAGTTGTGATACCTTCAACGGTAATCTTTAGGGGTTGCTTGGATGCGTAAGTGATAGCCATCCTTATATCCCTTTCTTACTGTAATTTGTAAAGAGTGCGGTGAAGATTTTTCACCGCACTCTGGTTACTTAAGTTTGAGAACCAATGAGTGTCTCCGAACCAGCATCGTTCAATACATACACCTTTCCGTCAGTCTTCACGTATATTTTGAACTGACCAGTTGATGGAGTTGATGGAGTACCTGTAACACCTGTTAGAGTCCATACGTCTCCTATAGAACCGTCGGAACCTTGAGGACCAGTTGAGCCTTGGGTTCCCTGTGCGCCCTGAGCACCAGTAGCACCCTGAGGACCTTCCGCAGTACTATCAGCTCCGGAATCACCTTGGGGACCTTGAGCACCAACGTCTCCCTGGGCTCCTTGAGCACCAACATCTCCCTGAGGGCCTTCTAC